ACTACAAATAGGGCAAATAGAACTTTTTTAATGTATAATAGTGCAACTGGAAAATATGAGCATGTAGATGCTGCACAAATTGTCGATCTTTCTGATAGTGTAGATGACGAATCTTATGATGCTGGAACTTTTTGATTTATATTTATAAGCTTCCAAAATCCATAAATATAAAAAAAGGTAAAAATTAAGAGATGGCTGCTCCCGTATTACAGTTTAAAAGGGGTTTAATTGCTAACCTTCCTGCATTGAAAGCAGGTGAACCTGGATTTACGACAGACAATTATGATTTTTATATTGGTTTAGATAATAATTCAGCAAACAATAAATTTTTTGGATCTCATAGATATTGGAAAAAGGAAACAGCTTCTTCAGGTAGTGGTATAAATCTTGTTGAAAGTACAAGTGGATCTGATTATGTCACCTTATCAGCACCATCTTCAGTAGGATCTGCGGTAACTTTTGTTTTTCCTGGAGTTCAAGGATTTGCAAATAGTGTTTTAACAAACGATGGTAATGGAAATTTAAGTTGGTCTAGTGGGTCTGCAAATCCAATTTTTTCTGGAATTGCTACATTTAATACTACTCAAATAGATATTAACAGTTCCGTTACTATCTCTGGAATTACTACAGTTGAAAGCACTGTCGATTCTACGAGTAAAGATACTGGTGCTTTAATTGTAGAAGGTGGTGTTGGTATTGAAAAGAGTGTTCATATTGGAGCAGCACTTTCGGTTACAAGCAATCTGTACGTTGGCGGTCAATCCGAGTTTATTGGTGTTGTAACTTTTCGTGGCGGAACAATTAATCTTGGTGATTCTGGAACTGATGACGTTGTTATTGGTGGTGAATTTGCTTCAGATCTTATCCCCACTACAGATTCTTTCTATAATTTAGGATCTTCTAGCAAAAAGTGGAAAGATATTCACGCAAAGAGTTTAACTCTGAGTGGAGATATTAATGTAACTGGTTTATCTACTTTTAATGGAATAGTAGTTGGCAATAACGGTATTAATGTTGCCGGATTTTCAACAATTTATAATTTACATGTTCTTCAGGACCTTAATGTCAATGGATCATTTGACGTTGATACAAGTTTTACTTCTAGTGGTAACGCAATATTTTCAGGAATCACATCATTTACGGATGGAACAAACTCTACAAATTATGATAATGGAGCAGTAGTTATTGACGGTGGTGTTGGAATACAAAAAGATGTTTATATTGGTGGTAACTTAGATGTTATTGGCAATGTTTCTGTTGGCGGAACCACTGTTACAATCAGAGGTCAAGATGTTTTTATTGAAAATAAAGATATTATTCTTGGATACACAACATCTATTACTCCAAATGATAATACAGCAAATCACGCTGGTGTTGCAATTGCATCTACTGAAGGAAGTCCATTAGTTTCATTCACTGCATCAGGAATTAATACTCTTCCTGATACTTATAAGCAGATGATGTGGTTCAAGAGTGGAACTCTTGGATTCTCAACTGATGCATTTGCTTTTAACTATGGTGTTGCTGTTGGAACTACATCAATGGCGAATGGTGTTCGCCTTGCTGTGGGTTCTGGTGTTACTGTCAGCGACACTGCAGTTAGTGCTTCAACTTTTTATGGAACATTAGTCGGTAATGTATCTGGTAATATTACATCTTCAGACCAAGTTAAGACTGTTACTGCAAGTGATTTAAATGCCACACATTATCTAACTTTTGTAAATTCAAATAATGGATCTGCAACAAATGAGAGTATTTATACTGATGATGGTATTTTCTATAATCCTGGTACAAACACTTTTACTACTCAATATGGAGTATTCACTGCTGATGTAACAGTTAATGGAACAATTACCGGTACTGCAACAACTGCAACCAGAGCAACATTAATTGATACAACAGGAACTTCCGATAATGCTACTTATTATGCAACTTTCGTTGATACTTCCGGTGGACAGAATAGTGAAACTTTAAGAACTGGTACTGCACTTTCACTTAATGCTTCTACTGGAAACGTAAAGTCAGCAGGTGATCTTATTGCAGGTAGCGGTTATTTTGCTTCTGCAAATGGAACTAAAGGTTTATTCATCTATGATACATCTGGAAACGTTTCATTTCAGGGTAAAGCAATTGTAAATGATATTAGAAGTTCTTCAAATGCTAATAATACAATCACTTTAGCAGATCTTGATGCAACATTTGCAAGAAACTTAAGTGTTGCTGGAATAGCAACGGTTACAGGAAACTTTATTACTGGTGGTGATATTACAGTTGGTGGTAATGATATTAAGGCATCTGATGGCACAACTGCAATTACTTTATCTGCAACCACAGGTAATGTAGGATTATCTAGCGACTTAACGATTAATGGTAATCTATTTGTTAAGGGATCAACAACTGAAGTTAACACTGAAACTCTAAAAGTTGAAGATAGTCTAATTGAAGTTGGTCTAATTAATAGTGGTGGTTCATTAGTTCCACCAACATCAGATCTTAATATTGATGTTGGTGTAATCTTCCACTATTACACTTCGTCCGCCAAAAAAGCAGGTGTATATTGGGATGACTCCGTATCTAGAGTTGTAGTTAGTTCTGATCTTAGCGAATCTTCTAGTGTTATTACTTCTTCTACATACGCTGGTTTTGAAATTGGATCACTCTGGGTAAATGACTGTGCTGGTCAATCTCAAGTAATTAATTGTTCTGGTGGTGTTAGAACTCTGGAAAATATCACCGTTGATGGTGGTTCGTTCTGATCTTATTAAATAAATTATAAATATGGGTAGAGATATAATCCTACCCATTTTTTATTGTCGATTATGAATGAAAGCGATTATAAAAATTTGATTGTAATCTATCAACAAAAAGCATTTGATTTGTTTTCACAGGTTATTGCTTTAGAAGCAAGATTAGCAGGTTCAAAACAATTGGTTGAATCTCTTTCATCTCAGGTTAATAATTTAACTGCCGAACTTGAATCTCTCAACACGAAGATTAAAAAAACAAATACTAAAACAACGGACAATACTGAGGAACTATAATGGCAAAACCCTCAACACGCCAAGGACTGATTGATTATTGTTTAAGGCGTTTAGGTGCTCCAGTTTTGGAAATTAATGTTGATGACGATCAAATTGATGATCTAGTTGATGATGCCCTTCAATATTTTCAGGAGCGTCATTTTGATGGTGTTGAAAGAATGTATTTAAAGTATAAAATAACAGAAGAAGATATTGAAAGAGGAAAAGGAAAAGGTACTAATGGTGTTGGAGTTGTAACTACAAGTGCAACATCTACAAATATTAGTGGTTATGGAACAACAACTTCCAATTTTTATGAAGCTTCTAATTTTATTCAAGTTCCAGATTCTGTAATCGGAATTGAAAAGGTATTTAAATTTGATACTAGTTCTATTTCTGGTGGAATGTTTAGTATCAAATATCAGTTATTTTTAAATGACTTATATTATTTTAACTCGGTTCAACTTCTACAGTATGCAATGGTAAAAAGTTACCTGGAAGATATTGATTTCTTGTTAACAACCGATAAGCAAATAAGATTTAATAAAAGGCAGAATAGATTATATTTGGATATTGATTGGGGGTCGCAATCTAAAGACAATTTTATTATTATCGACTGCTATAGGATTTTAGATCCTAATGATTTTACTAAAGTTTATAATGATAGTTTCTTAAAAAGATATTTGACTGCATTAATTAAAAGACAATGGGGTCAAAATCTTATTAAATTTAGAGGTGTTAAACTTCCTGGTGGTATTGAGTTAAATGGTAGAGAACTTTATGAAGATGCTGAACGAGAAATAGATGAGATTATGAAGAGAATGTCTATGGATTATGAACTTCCACCCTACGATTTTATTGGATAATGGCACTCAATCCATTCTTTTTACAAGGTTCTGCAGGAGAACAAAGATTAGTTCAAGAATTAATCAATGAGCAGTTAAAAATTTATGGAGTAGAGGTACTCTATATTCCAAGAAAAATTGTAAGAAAAAATACAATTATAAGAGAAATTGTATCTTCAAAATTTGATGATAATTATGCAATAGAAGCATATGTTAATACTTATGATGGATATGGTGGAGCAGGAGACATACTAACAAAATTTGGAATGAGTTTAAGAGATGAATTATTAATTACCATATCTAAAGAAAGATTTGAAGATTTTATTGCTTCATTTCTAACATCTGAGCAAATAAATGAATCTGAAGATGTAATTAATGTTGCAAATAGACCAAGAGAAGGCGATTTAATCTATTTTCCATTGGGACAGAGAATATTTGAAGTTAAATTTGTTGAGCACGAAAAACCATTTTATCAACTTGGAAAAACTTATGTCTATGAGTTAAAGTGTGAATTATTCGAGTATGAAGATGAAATGGGTGGTTGGGATAATACAAACACGACAACAGAAGAAGTGGATTCTGTTTTAGTAAATCAAGGATACATTATTGAATTACAAATGTTCCCTTCAGGTACTCAGGCAACAGCAACTTCAACTGTTGGAACAGGATATATTAGAAAAATATTCTTAAATAATGATGGTTCAGGATATACTAGTACTCCAACAGTTTCAATTAGTACTGCACCATCTGGAGGAACAAATGCCTCTGCAGTGGCAATCACAACAACCAGAAATGGTATTACTTCAATTGAAGAAATCTTATTGATTAACGCTGGTACTGGATATACTGAAGCACCAACAATTACAATTAGTGGTGGTGGAGGAACAGGAGCAGCAGCAACTTGTGGAATAGTTACAAACCGTAAGGGTGTTGTTTCAATTAATGTGACTAATGGTGGAGTTGGATATTCTACAGTTCCAAATGTTTATATTTCTTACCCATCTCTATCTCCAAACTTACCAGCTTCTGCAAAGGCAATAGTAAGTGCTGCTGGAACAATTAGTGCAATTAGAATTATCAATGCTGGAGAGGGATTTTTCTCTGCACCATCAGTTACAGTCGGTTCTGCAGCAACAGTTGGTGTTGGCACTTATTGGTTCAATGAAGTAGTTACTGGATCTATTTCTGGTGCCACTGCAAGAGTTAAGACTTGGGACAAAGATACTAGTATTCTTAAAGTTGGTATAACAAATGGAGACTTTACACCCGGAGATATAATTCTTGGTGCATCTTCTACGGCTAGATATAGCCTTTCACGTATAACAACTGCTAAGTTTAGTGATAAATACGAACAAAACGATGAAATTGAAGAAGCTGCGGATCTTCTTGTAGATTTTTCTGAATCAAATCCATTCGGTAATTACTAATGCTAGGAACATACTACTATCATGAAATTATAAGAAAGACTATTATAGCTTTCGGAACTTTATTTAATCAAATTTATATAAAACATAAAGATGGTGATGGTGATCCATACTCAGAAATGCGAGTTCCATTAGCATATGGTCCAACCCAAAAGTTTTTGGCAAGACTTGAGCAACAATCAAGTTTAAATAAACCAGTTCAGATTACATTACCAAGAATGTCATTTGAAATGACATCAATTGAATATGATTCATCTAGAAAATCTGGAGTAACTCAGACGTTTAAAGCGGTGGATAATGGTGGTAATATAAAAAAAGCTTTTATGCCCGTTCCATACAATATTGGATTTGAATTAAGTATTTTGTGCAAATTAAATGATGATGCTTTGCAAATAGTGGAGCAAATTCTTCCTTATTTCCAACCAGCATTCAACATGACAATTGATTTGGTTGATTCTATTGGAGAAAAAAGAGATATACCTGTAGTTTTAAATAGTGTAGCATTTCAGGATGATTATGAAGGTGATTTTTCTACAAGAAGAGCATTAATTTATACATTACAATTTACAGCAAAGACTTATCTGTTCGGTCCTATTGCAGATAACCCAGAAGGTCTTATTCGTAAAGTTATTGTCGATACATATACTAATACTGATACAACTACTGCTAAGAGAGAAATGAGATATACTGTTGTTCCTGATCCAATTAATGCAGAACCAGATGATGACTTTGGATTTACTGAAACTTGGGAATATCTAGGAGATTCTAAGTCTTATAGTCCTACACAACAAACTGATCTTTAATACAAAATTATGCCAAATTATGATGAACTGGATAAAGCTCTGAATATAGAGAGTTCTATAGTAGAGGTTGAAAATACCGCTACAGAAATACAGAAGAGTATTCCTGTTAATAAGGATAATGACATTAAGAAAGATTATGAATATACTCGTGCAAATTTGTATTCCTTAATTGAAAAAGGTCAAGAAGCAATTAATGGAATTATGGAACTTGCTGGAGAATCTGATTCTCCAAGAGCATATGAAGTTGCCGGACAGTTAATTAAAAGTGTCGGTGATGTAACGGATAAACTTATTGATCTGCAAAAGAAACTAAAAGATGTAGAAGAAGATACTGTAAAGACAACTAATAATGTCACTAATAATGCAGTATTTGTTGGTTCAACTTCAGAACTTTCTAAACTACTCAAACAAGGTTTTCTAAATAATAAAGAGTAATATAACATTTTAATGAATTGGTCTAACAAATATAAAAGATCAATTGATTGTGATGATCCACAAGGATTTTCCCAAAAAGCACATTGTGCTGCTCGCAGAAAAAGATCAAGAGGTGAAAAAACTCAATCTAAATCTCCATTTAATGAAATGCACGAAGTAAAGTCCCACAAAACAGTTGAGCAGATTGCAAAGAAGCATCGTCTTGATGTTTCTTTTATTCAGAAGCAACTGGAGATGGGAATTCCTATTGAGCACGAACATACTAGAGATAAAGATTTAGCAACCGATATTGCTCTTCAACATCTTGATGAAATTCCAGATTACTATACTCGTCTGAAAAAAATGGAATCTGATGCTAAAAAGCATCATAAAAAATTTAAAGATGTGAAAGAAGAAAGAGATGGTAAATCTGCAAAAGATCCAGACTACTCTTTAAGAGATTGGTTTAAAGGTGGTGGTTGGGTTCAAGCAGGAGGTAAATATGATGGGAAACCTTGCGCTAAACAACCAGGTCAAACTACAAAACCATTTTGCCGCGATCCTGATGATCGTGCGGCAATGAGTAAAAAGGAAAGAAGTAGAAGAGCAGCAAAGAAACGTAAAGAAGATCCAAATCCCAACAGAAAAGGTAAAGCAAAAATGGTTAGTGCTTCATACGAACCACAAGCAAATATGATAGAGGAAAATTGCCCAATATGCAATTTAAATCCTTGCCAGTGTTTAGAAGGCACTATTCAAGAAAAGAAAGATGCCTGCTATCATAAGGTAAAGTCAAGATATGATGTTTGGCCAAGTGCATATGCATCAGGAGCACTTGTTAAATGTCGTAAGGTTGGTGCTGCAAATTGGGGAACAAAATCAGAAGCAGTAGAAATGGTTAGGTATTGTCCAAAGTGCCAAAAAGATGAAACACGCGATGAGTGTAAGTATGGTCCAAAGTTTTGGGATATGTTCTCAACTCCAGTTCGTTTAACTTCAAATCAAATGAAGTATAATATTGCAACTGTTCATCCAGCAAATGAAGAAAAGCAATATAAAGATCAAGAGCATTCAATGGCTCGTTCCGAACTCTCTACTGCTATTGATGCAATCAGAAGACTTCAAAAAAGAATGAAGGGTGAGGGAAATATTGAAGCTTGGGTTCAATCTAAAATTACAAAAGCGGCAGATTATCTAGATACTGCTGCAGATTATTTGGATAGTGGAGAGTCTGATGTTGATGAATCTATAATTATTCAAGATTCTGAAGG